ACGGTGGTAGTAAGCGCGATTGTGTAAGCGCTGACGCTCAGCACGAGTCGTCGGTAGGTTGAGGATCGGCTCGATCACTTGCCGCCCTCCCGCTTCGCCCGGTCGCCGTTCGCACGAAGGCAGTCATTGGCGCGCGTGTTCAAGCGAGTGAACCTGTCCTTATCAAACTCAGAACCCCAGAGGACTCGCAAGCACTCGGCTTGGTAGTCACGCAGCAAATCATCCTTCGCCGTATCGCTGGCCGGTGTCTCCGAGAGGGACGCGGCGTAGGCGCGAATCCGATCTTCGACGACCTCCAGGGCTGCGTGCTCGGCCTTATAGAAAATGGGGAACTGTCTCCGCCACTGAGAAACAATCTCCGCGCACTTCAGCGCCACCGCCCTCTCGCTGCTCGCTGTGGCCGCAGGAAGGGGCGCGGCGTTGAGAAGTGAGTAGATTTCGCACATGGCGCTGTTCAATTCTGCAACTTGATCGTGGTCGTAGTTGCTCATGTTCAATTCAGGCGCGCAATCCGCAATGAAACGAACAGCGTCCAGCAACTCGCCGCTCGCACTGGCCGGGGCGCTGGACTGGAGCGCATTCAGCCGGTCGATCTCGTCCGCTGCTCGGTGCATCATGAAGCCGACCGGGATGAACTGGTGGCCCGTCTCGCGCCCGTCCTCAGACCACTGAATAGCGCGGACGGTGCGGTAGTCCTTCGGGGTGCTGCGAAGCTGCTCGACGAGCGGCACTTCGCAGGCTTGTTGATCTGCGTCAGACTGGCTCATTTCAATCTCCTGTAAATCAGGATGCGCTCTAGGCCAAGATAGGCAAGCACCTTACCGGCAGGTTCGCGCTGTCCCAGAAGAATGTCACCGAGATGGCTTTTTGATATTCCGATCAGCGAGGCGAGCGCAGCCTGTGATCCTTCATACGCTGCTTCCTCTCTAAGTTCGTCCCTTACGTCGGCGGCAGTTAAATCCTCTCCGATAGTGGCGATCCTATGCTGTCGTCGGTACTTCGCCGTCGCCGCACTACGGCGCTGCTCTTTGGCACCGGAAGGATTGCGTGCAGCCATCAGAGCCTCCTGTATGTGACGATGCGCTCTAGGCCCATGCGATGCAGGACTAGATCACTCGGGTTGTCCTTCTCCCCGCTGACCAACCGGCTCATGTACCCGTGATCCACGCGCAGGACTCTCGCCGCAGGACGGATGCCGCCATGCTGTTTGACGAGTTCGATGGCGCGCTTCTGAATCGGTCTACTGCGGCTATCGTTGCTCATGTTGTCCTCACTCATGTACCAAATTGGTACGCTACTTATGTGCGTTGTAGTATGCTTTCAGTGCCCGGCGTCGCAGCTCCTCATCCTCTACCGCCAGCCTGAGCAGCCCCTCGATCAACTTCCCCTTCTTCCCCCAAGGGACGAAGCGTCGAAGACGAGCCTCGAGCTCGCTTGGAATCTCAAAGCCCGTCTTAGCCATCGCTCAGCCCTCCTCGGGGAAGTACCAGCAGGCACGCTCGTCGTCCGGCTTGCCGCGCGGTACGACTCCGCGATAGTAATGACTGTGACCATGGAAAGGGAAGATCACCAGGTTCAATCCTCCATCGCCGACAGCGCAGACGAGCGCGGGATGCTTGCGTCCGACAGGTGCCATCGGAGGATCACCCTCGCCCTGTTGGTAGACTACGTTGTCACCTACTTTCACTTCTCTCATCTCATTCTCCCACATAGGGCGGACTCGTGTGAGTCGGGCTTACCCCTCTCCTCGTGCTGACTGTACACAGTTCACACGATTCCGCTATTGCTTACCGACGACGCGCCGGAGCCGGCTTGCCCCTGGTCGCAGCGGGCTTGGCCGGAGCGGGGCGGCGAGCGGCAGCGGGAGCGGGTGCTTCCTCCTCCGTCGCAGCAGCGCCGCTCTCATCCGTCAGACGCGGCAGGACGAGTCGGTTGTACACGTTCCCGTTCTCATCCGGGTCGCTCAGCCGCAGCTCCAACTCCGCGGTCGCACCGGGGAAGTCCTCCACCTCGAAGCCGTCACCATCGTGAGGGATGTTGAAGGCGACCAGGAAGCGCTTGAGCATGCGCGCTTTGAAGGCTGCCTTTCCCTCGTCGTCCTCTGCTTTTGGCAGGGAGATGAAGTGCGACACGTTGGGAGAGTCCATGTGCTCGTCGATGCCGATGCTGATGCGGATGTCGGGCTTCTCTTCCCGATACGTTGCTTCGGCGATCGTGAGCTGGTAGCGTCCCGGCGGGACAGGTTGCGGCTCGTGTACGTCGGTCAGGTTGACTTCTAGTCTTGGCATTGCAATTGCTCCATTGTAATGAGGGACTTTCGTCCATAGACTGGGCTACGCCCAGCTAGTTGTGGTTATCGCTTGCCAGGCTTGCGTGGCTTGAGTTCCTCCAGTTCATTTAGGATCAGTGCTCCGATGCCCTGCTGCGTGAGGTCGTCGTTGAAGTCGAGCGTTACATCTACGACCGAGGGCATACCGTTGAAGCTGCAGCGGGCAGCAGGGATGTGCTTGTCCTTCACTGTGGTGACAGTGAAGAGCGGCTTCCCATCGTCCTTCACCTCCCCCTCGCAGAACCACACGTCGGAGAAGAGGAGGGGAATCTTCGTGCGGAGACGACCAGTCATCATCAGCTGGTAGTATGTGCGCTGAGTCTTCCTGTCCTGCCACGCTTCGTAGTGGCCAGTGCACAGCACAGTTTTCCCCATGCTGGCTATCGTCCGCATGATGTTGGTGAAGGAGACCATCTGAGGGCCGTAGTCGTCCTGCTCCGGCCACTGCCCCGGCCGACCATTGATAGTCAGCACGTAGTCCATGATGATGTCGAGCAGCGAGGTAGCCGAGTCGATGGCGATGGACTTGTACTTGTTGAAGAAGCCACTCGTCCGACGCTTGTCGAAGTCCCGCTCCCATTCCTCATAGGTGGTGGCCTTCGCACTCATCACCCGAGGGCCACGCTTGTGCGCTCCGTCCTGAGTTTTCTTGAGCGACACCACGTCGAGGTTGATATCCTGAGGGAGGAACTGTTCGTACTCGATGTCGTGGCCCCTCAGCGTGAGGAGGGAGTTTGGGTCGAAGCAGTAGGCGAAGCACGGCCTGGGCAGCGTGAGTATCTGACTCGTCTTCCCTCCACCCATGTCACCGTAGAGGAAGAATCGGTGCGGCTCATCGTGTGCGACTTGACTGGCATTAGGCATGTTGTAGCTCCGTTGGTTTAGTTAGTACGCAAGTCTACGTTGGCCACTGGTACTCCATCTTCCACATACGCAGCAGCCGCAGTGATCACCGCTTTCACATGCTCGCCCTCACTCGCGTTACTCATCATGTGGAAGCCATCGTTGTTCACGACGAGGAGGATATAGGTTACCTGCAAGCCGAAGACTGGGATGAGGGCCGCGGCCATATCAGCGCGCAGCTTGTGGAGTTGTTCTTCAGTTGGAGTCGGCATGGCGTGCCCTCGGTGGCTCAGGTATATCGTTGAGTGTAGTGCTCACTGACACACGGATGCGACGAGTGCGTTCGTAGATCTTATAGTCTCCTATTCCCATCAGCTCTACTTCAGTCTCAAGCGCAGCTCGATCTCCCTCGATTGTTTTCACTCTCTCGAGGCAGGGATAGCCATTCGTGTCCAGCGGTAGGATGAGGTAGTCCATCACTTCCTCCCCTTGGCTTTGCTCGCCCGGCGCTTATGGCCGAAGATGGCGACACCGATGGTGATGCTGGTGCCATTGAGAGTGAGACCTTCCACCCTCGCGCCGTAGACTTTGTTGGGCTCCATCTGCTTCGGAGCGCGGACTACTTTGTAGCGAACCTTCATGTTGTACCTCGTCGGTTGATGTGAGACGTGCGCTTATCTTCTCATGATCCTGTCGAGCCCAAGCACGTCGAACGGCTCCCAGAAGTCGATCTTGAATCCCTGCGGTGGCTCCTTCAGCCTTGCTGGATTGGGTACGCTGCGGCAGACCTCGAGGAACGCACACGGCCCATAGCGACCCATGCAACTCATATCGTTGCGAGGGAACGCAGTCATGTGTGTGGGTGCAGCTTCGCTCCCATCTAGTCGGTCGTACTCGGAGAGGATTCGGTTCGTCCAGTCTCGCAGCTCCCACACGAACTGCTCGGTTCCGCTCGTGGAGTGGGCGATAGGTATGAACTTGAAACGGTCATGAACTTGCTTATGTACGAGTGCAGCATCGACCCATAGTTGCTTGGCCGGCTGCTTCTCTCCGACTCGGTCGGCATAGAGGTAGGTCTCCACTTGGCTGTTGGGTGAGAAGCTGTCGATGTAGTCCTGTCGGAAGCCACCGTCCTTTTTGTAGGCCGTTGTAGTCTTATGTTCGATGAGCAGCGGTTGGTTCTGCTGGAGGTGTAGGATGCGCTCGTCCTTCCGGCCGATGAGCCAGATGTCGTCCCGGTCAGGGAAGATGGGGACAGCGAACGGCTGCTCGGAGGAGAGCAGCTTCATCCGATCGAGCATCGGGCGCCGCTCGGTTATGTAGTTGAGCAGCATCTCGGCGGCGATGGCAGGAGTGCGCGGCTCCCACTCCTCGGTGAGTTGAAGCGACATCTCCGGTGGCCCACCCTCCTCCACCCACGTAGCCATGAAGGCTTCGTAGGCTGCGGCGAGTAGCTTCCTGTCATCGCGCAGTTTGGAGTGGAACTGCCACACGACTCCCATTGCTGAGTGCCAGGCGCTGCCGAAGATGAGCGGCTTCCGAAGCTCCGTTGTGGAGAAGCCTCGGATGTGGCGGAGGTAGAAGTAGCGAGGACACTTACGGTAGTCCGTAAGCATCGTGTTGTCCAGGTAGAGTCGCTCGACTTCCTTAGCGACTGGCTTACTCTCGGACTTTGATTTCGATTGTGTACTCATAGTATTGTCCCGCTTTGTAGATGAGCAGATTGAGCCGCTGGTGTTGTGCGGCGAAGATGGCGCACGCGATGGAGCAGAGGGAGCTCAGGGAAGTGAGCACGATGTAGTCGCTCGAGTCGCTATCCCTCAGCGCCTTCGCCATGAGGCGCGCGCTCTGATTGATGTCGTTCTTGTTCAGTGGCCCATCGGTGCAGTAGACGAGCTCACCGTAGCGCTGGGCTGCGCTGTAGTCGTAGCCACCCTTGTTTAGAACGTAGACCTTAGGCACGGAGAGCCTTTGGAGGGAGAGAGGAAAGAGGACAGTGATGTACCAAATTGGTACACCACTGCCTCTCTCGTGCCAGCTGCCGGCGCCGACTTACTTGCCCGGCGTGCGGAGGGACTTGAGCAGTTCCTGCTTTTGCTCCGGCGACATCTTGCCGAGCAGGTCCTGCACCTTCTCCGCGGCCGACTTGCGCTCGCGGCCACCCACGGTCATCTTCCACTGGGCCACTTTCTCGGGGATTTCCTTGTCGGGCACTTCCCCCTCGATGCAGCGGCGCAGCATCGCCTGGAGACGGATGACCGCCTGATCCAGGAAGACGCCGTAGACGACTGCTTCGCCGAACTTCTCCACCGCCTCGTCGAGGTTCGAGCCGAAATCGTACTGCGTGGAGACGACACGATCCGACTTCGTCGTGCGCGCTTCCACCGTCATCGGCATCTGCGGGGAGTTGTCCTCACCGTTTCCCTGAGCGGCCGCAGGAGCGGCTGCACGGGGAGCGGGCTTGGCGGGTACTGCGGGCTTGCGAGGTTGCGTTGCCATGCTGTTGCTCCTGTCGTAAGTTGATGAACCGTTCGCTCTTCACGAACGTGCCGCCATTTTGGACTCACTTTTGTTGCGTGTCAACATGTTTTCGTAGTGGCTTGGGTTGTTTTTTTAGTCAGACCGCCTGAGCCAGCGCGCGTTCCACTACCGAGCGAGTTTGCTCACTCTCCCAGTGCTCCTCGGGGATGCGGCTCAGGACAGTGCGAACAGTTTGCAGTCTCCGTTCGCCTTCGTTGGTGTAGTCTTTGAGGAGCGCCTCGATGAAGGGCAGCTTGGAGTAGCCGGTGACGATGTAGTCCCACGGCACCAGCCCCTCGGTGTCCTTGGGAGTGGTGCGATCGTGCCTCACAGTGACCTTGAGTCCGATGTTAGGGTCGGTCAGTTCGCGCAGCGACCGCTCGATGTCGTCGGGCAGAGCGACAGGCTGAGGCTCAGCACCCTCATCGAACATCTCCTGCGCTGTGTCCCACTGCTCGAGCAGAGATGTGAGGACGAAGACGATACAACGAGCAGGGCTATGCTCAGTGACTCCCGGTCGCAGCTGTTCATGAACCTTACGGACGAGAGTCATTGTCTCCGTGTTGATGGAGATAGTGATGCGATCGTTCTTAGCTGTGGTCATAGCGGCCTCCTGTTCAGTGCACCCACGGTTGAGCGTCGCGGTAGATGCGCCACGAGCGCGGCTTGTTGAGCAGCGTGTGAGGGAAGTTAACCTCCCCCTCGTCCTGCTTCCAGAAGTACCCCGGCGGCAGCGGCTGCTTCCAGGGGCGGTCGTAGGGTAGGCCGACGTGGTTAGCGGCGGTGGCCATAGTCACATTCCGCGGAGTGCGGACACGCAGTGGCGGTCGAGCGGGTTGGGCGACAGGCTGTCGGCGAAGCCGAGCCCAGAGGTTGGTGAAGAACTGCCGAATGCTAGCGAACATGATGCGGTCTCTCCTATGTGAGTGCACGACGCGAGCCGTGCGGTTTAGTTGCTGAGTCCAACGCTTGGTGCGACCCACGACTACACCTGGTAGTAGCGATGGTCGTTTAGTACACGCTTGACTGTCTCCGGTCGCATGTCGTTGAGGAGAGCGTAGAGTACACGCTCCTGCTCCTCGTCCGTGAGCCCGGCTATGTAGGCGTAGGCGAAGTCCGAGTTGGGTATGCGCTGTTGTGGCATGGCTACCTCGAGTGTCGTTGCAGCATGATCTGAGTGTTCTGTAGCTCAGTGATGAGCTGTTCCAGCAGCTCGTTCTGCCTGCGCAGCAGTTCGAGTAGTAGTTCTTCCTGAGATGGTAGCATGTTGTCACTCCTCGTGTCGGATGACGAAGGGCATCCGTTCCCCTTGGTTGATGAACTGAGCGACGAGCGGTATGTGCCGGCAGGTGTTGTGGAACTTGAAGCCCTGGCAGTCACACTTGAGCCGACCAGCTGGCCGCGTCAGCTTACGCACGACGTAGCTAGCAGCCGGCTCCTTCCCGCCGAGGAACTTGGTCACACCGTAGTCGCCGCTGGGTGTGAGGCGGATGTAGTACTCAGCGGTTGGCATGGTCGTCCCAGTCCTGTTCGATCCACTGCTCCCACAGGTCGAGCGCGGCGTCAAGGATGAGAGCAAGCACCACGCAGATGAACGCGGCGAGTACACCGATGGCGAGGTATTTCACACCGAACTCAGGCAGGCGCCCGAACACCTCGAGTAGCACGTCGTAGCTGGTCATGGCAGCCTCATCACTTTGTACTCATGCCGAGCGTGCTGGCGCGCGATCTCATCGGCGACGGCCTTGCCAGTCACGTCCAGCGTGAGGTCTGCGTCGATCTGATGGATGCGCGGAGTCGCCACGTTTGGGTTGAACTGGAACTCGATACGCAGCAGTTCGTCGACTGTGTTGGCGAGCTTGATGCTGACACAGCCGAAGGCGCGCTGCACGAGGGCGAGCTTCGTCGGCTTCTTCTGGAACGACTCGAAGCGGCGCAGCTCAGCCATGCTTGCGAAGGTACGTCCGTGTTTCTCGATCATGTTTGCTTCTCCTTTCGTGTCATCTCCCATTTGGGAGTGTCCACTCGTTCGACTACGCGAGTGTGCTGATGGTTCATCTTCTCTACGAGCCAGCGACCGTGATCGCAGACACTCGAGAAGTCGTCGCTGCCGATGGAGTCCACCCAGTTGCCAGCGGGTGCGAGGGTCTGTAGCCAGAAGCGCTTACTCATCGCCTGCCTCCTTCTCCAGTGTGGACTTCAGGATCGCCAGCTGCTCCGGGCTCAGCCGCTTCAGCCAGTCCTGTATGCTGGCTTGCTTGCGTGAGCGCGCACCAAGTGCAGCCTCCTCGGCCGCGACGGAGTCGAAGTCGTGGTATCCCTTGCGGAACCAGGCTCCGGCGGCGAGTGCTGCGCGCACGTCTGCCTCCGTCCATGCTCGGTCGGCCCACACAGCGATCGTGATGGACTTCTTCGGAGTGATGCGCTCCGAGCGTTGGCCGCTTGCGACTGTGCAGCGGCGAGGGGCTGGGAATGTGAGACGTGAGGTCATGTTATCAGTCCTCCAGTTCGCGTTCGTCAGGCTCGGGCGGCCAGGGTTCGCTTGGCCCACTCGCGCTCAGTCTCATCGTCGTCGCCATCGAAGGGGTCTTCGTCAGGCGGGTAGCGGGGGTCGATGGAGTTCATCGCGGCAAGTGCGCTACGATAACGAGCGCAGCTCCGAAGTTGGCCGCGGTGAGCATCAACGTGATCGTCAACTTCACGTCGAGGTCTCGCTTGATGAGGCGCAAGCCAAGCATGAGTTGCTCGAATTCAGTTTGTGGCATGTTGTACCTCCGTTGTGAGCGACATCGCTCGTGTAGCCCACTCGCAGCGAACTGAGAATGGGCTACCCGCGCGCTTACGCCTTCACGCTGAGCGTCACGCCGATCGCCTTGGGCGCGGAGCCCGGAAAGGCGGTCTTGCGGACGTAGAGCGTGCCGATCTTCGCGCCCTGAGTGGCGTCGATCGCCTCGCCGGCGTCGTTGACCTCCTGGTACACGAGCGCGCCCTTGGTGTCACGCGACAGCAGCATGTTGATCGACAGTCCGTTCGTTTGCGTCTTGGCCATGTGGCCCTCCGTTGTAGTGAAACAGCCCAGCGAGCCCAATGCCCACTGGTGCATCGTCCATCATTTCATGGACGCGCATAGTTTTCAAGCACACTCCGGGTTATTTTTGTAGTGTGCGATCGGGCTCCGCTGGTGTACCAATTTGGTACACGAGTTTGCACCCATTCCGCTCAGCTACGTCCTTTGGCCGCTCGCCAGGCGGCACGAGCAGAGGCTCGCCGCGTCCCTTGCACGACAGGAGTACGAGCTGCCCACGCATGGTGCGGTAGCAGTAGACTTCGCGTGGATCGCTCATTGGAGCTCCTTGAGTAGTTGACGGGCATCCTCCATCCTGCGAAAGGTCTCACACCAGCAGATGCCGACGGAGTGATCGCAGCTCTCTCCTTGGGTGAGAGTGGTCAGCTCCTCAAGCAAGTCGCGGACGGAGGTCTTGAGGTCGTTGAACTGCTGCTCACTCCCGCCGGGGTAGATGGAAGCATGGTAGATGGTGTCGTCGCTCATTTCGGCCTCCCCCAAGGCAGCTGAGGCCCACGCTTGCGCTTGCCAAGCATGAGCTTGCCGTCTTTCTCGATCACCTCGTGAGTCGCCACTGCTCGCGCGGTGCGCTTGTTTCTGCGTTTGTTCTGCCGGCTCATGTCGTCCTCCACGCCAGAGGCGTCCAGTTGATCTTCGGGTAGACCTTGGGCTTCGGCCCGACGTGCGGCCGCACAGCTACCGTGGCCACAGTGTCGTTGACGAGTTGGACGTTGCGAACGCGCCTGCCGTAGTTCACGCGAACTTTCGGCTTCGGAGCGCGCTTGAGCGCACGCCGCTTGCGCGCCGTAGCACGCAGTTGGTCGATGCTAGTGAGTCGCTTCATAGCTCATCCCTCCACTTTGAGAAAGCGTCCATCGGGTTGCTTCTTGTACCGCTGCCCATGCCCAGTGCCGAGCGAGCCGATACCGAAGTCCGCCCAGTTCTGCGGTGTCATCAGTCCCCACGGCCCCATGCGAGTGCGACCGTCGATGAACTCATCGCCGATCTCATCGCCGAAGTCATCCTCGCTGGGCACAGCGCCCATCCAGTACTTGTCGGGCATGGCTCAGCCCTCCTTCACCACGGTCAGCGACAGTACATACTGCCCGTCGTTGAGCCGCATCGTGACTGAGCCAGTCTCGAGCAACTCCGCGAAATACTCAATCGCTTCATCACGGATGTGCTCTTGATCGCTCTCAGGAAGCGACTCAAACCAGGTGCTTGCGTCGACTTGCATGTTGTTACTCCTTTCGTGTATGAGCGGGCACGATTACCCACTCAGCGCACATCATAACATGAGCGAGCGTAGATTGCACGATTACCCTACAAATGTTCTCGCGCTGGTCGGCGGCAGGCTGAGCAGACGGCTTCACTCGCTGTGTTCGCTCCATCACTCGAGGCCATCCAGAAAGCTCCGTCGCACGGCATCTTCGCCGCCGCGACTGCGCGGCCCGCGCGCACCTTATCGCTGAACTCCCTGCACGCATCACAGTTCACGATGTCGTAGCTCGCGCGCGTGTGCTGACAGGTTGGGTTGAACTCAATGAGCGGAGCGGCCGTGGGCGGCTGCGGCGATGGCGGCTGCCAGGCGCCCTTGCTCCACCAGGGGAGTTTTGTGAGATCAACTGTCATGCCGTTCTCCTTTTCCACTTCAAGTGTATCGCGTCGATGTCTACTCCCGTCATGGGCAGGCTCTCAGCGCGCTCCTGATGCTTGCGTTGCTCCGCTACCTCACGGCGGCGAGCTTCACAGCGCTTGCAGTCCCGGCTGAGTTTCCCTCCAGGGAGGGTAGTGAATGAGGCTTCAGGCAGCCAGTGTGAGCCGGTTGGACACCAGCGCTCGTTTGGTGCCGCGTTGGACTCAGGCGGCGAGAGCGCGTCGGCGAGGGCGGCGATGTCGAGGGGCTGGCTGCTCATGCTAGCTCCTTCTGCAATCTGCGCATCTCTTTCATCTCCGCTGGGCTCATATTCTCCGGGTCTTGAGTGCTGCGGAACTTGAGCTCATCGTAGCGCAGCCGCCGCGGATCAACGCGCAGGCTCTTCCTGAGCTTCTCGGCCGCCGCTCGTCCATCACTCGCCTCGACCTGCGCCACGAGTCGCTCATGATGTGCAGCGAGCTCGTCGGCAGTCGGAGGGCGAGTGTGACCATCGGGGCCTTGGCCGTCGCCTTGTGGCATTAGCCTGAGCTTTCCACCACTGAACGCAGCTGACAAACCGGCGCTGACGCGCTCCATCTGCCCACGCATTACCAGTCGGCTCGTTTGCATCTTATGCTGGACTGGACTGCGGCGGTAGCTCGCGGTGGTGTCGAGGTATGCGAACTCATCTGGCTCTGCGACTAGGCCAGCCTGCACAGCGGCCTCGCATAGTTCAGTGATCGCAATACGGATAGCCTGTGCGAGGCTCAGGTTCGGTATATCTCCCGCGACCATCTTCGTGATGGCTACGCAAACCATGACCTCGCGCGGTAGTAGCCTGATCTTGAACGACTCGCCCGCGACTAGCCCAACGCGGCGATCTTGGAACGTCGTGTTCATCCCAGCACCTCTCTCGCTTGCACCACTAGTGCTCTCGCACTCTCTATCTTCACCAGCAGCATTCCTCGTAGTGCTGTATCCTGAAACTCGCTTATTCGCCTATGCGCTATCTCCAAATCGTCTAGCGCCTCGTCGAGCCTCATACTCGCTCTCGCAGCTTGCTTCGGCATACTATGATGCATCACTCTCTCCTCTCATGTGAACCTGCTGAGTGCATCATACGCTGAGTGCGAATCCATGTCAAATGTCCTATGTCAAATGTCATGTCATGTGTCAGGTTGGCAGGGTCGTCTCGTTCGATTTGCTGGAGAGTGAGTGCGTGGATGAGTGAGTTTGTTTATTACTTTTTTTTATTTTTTTTTTTCAAACTACAAACTCACTCGGAACTCACTCAGCACGCAGCCCACTCGTCTCCAGCCGAGCAGAAGGGGCTGCCAACCTGACACATTCCACAGACATTTGCCACATGCCATTTGCCACATAGTGCTATCCATGCCCACTCGTGTACCAATTTGGTACATCAGCGTACCTGTATGAGCTCAGCCAGGCGCCCGCGCTCGCCGCGACAGCTGCGCTGTATATTCATACACCTACAGCTGCCGCCACGCTGATAGGAAAATATCATTGGATAGTCGCACGTCACGCGCGTCTAATGGGCGCACGGTCAACTTCGACCGTATGACAAACGGAGACACAACATGGCAACGCAGAAACATGATTCGCAAGTAGTGACGATGAAGACGCGCATCGCGGAAAACGAGCCGCAGGCCGAGACATCCCTGACCATCGTTTGGGATGACGAAGCGGCCGCGCGCAGCTTCGCAATCCGCGCGGTGAAAGTCGCGGCGCAAGCGTTGATGCGCGCCGCTGGGGACATCCCCGCTGAATTCACCGTCAGCGTCAGCGAACTGGCGAAACGCGAGCGCGGCGGATTCGCGGCGAAACCCAGCGCGAACAACGCAAAGCGCATGATGGCGAAACTGGACGACGCGGAGTATCGCGCCGCGCTTCTCGCCATCGGGCTGAACGTGCGAGAGGCCGACCGACTGGTCGCGGCGCGCAAGGTCAACGCTGCGATGTCGGCGCCTGTCGGCAACGAAGCGCGCGCCGCTGCACGCAAACCCAGCGCGCCCGTCGTCACCAAGCCGACGCGCAACAAGTAACCAAGTAGTTAACTCGCGGGGCGACTCGAAAGGGTCGCCTTTTTTTTGTCCTCCGATTGTAACGTACTATAACAATCTAGTTGACACTATCAACTAACCGCGCGCCGCTCGTGCGCGTGTCGCTCTCAGCCCATCAAATTGTCGTCCCCCAGTCACCCCCTTTTGCCCTCCGCGTCGGGGGGTCGAACCCACTTCCCAAACGCACATAGTTTTCTAGTTTCCGGAATTGGGGCACTTCGTGCCAACCGCTAGCAGCGAGCTAAATGGAGCTTGACACGCTCGCCGCGGCGGGGGACAATCGCCGCTATGAAGCTACTTCCACAAGCACCAGCGGAGTTGGGAGATGTGAACGAAGCGCACGCCGATGCCATCGAGCGAGCGCGCGAGCATCTCAACACGCCGCAGCGTGGTCGGCCGGTTGGAGTGCTGAACGGCCAGGGCAAGCAGCCGATGATCCTGCTCAAGAAGCTCTCCCTTCGACATAAGCAAGCTCTGAGTTTGACGCTGCAGGGGATGAGCCGGGAGGACGCGGCCGAGGCTACCCAGTTCACGCCGGAGTACATCACGTTTCTCCTGCGCCAGCCCATCGCGCGCGACTACATCGCTCACATCAATCAGGTGGAAGAGACGCGACTGCAAGCGCTGTTCGGCAAGTCCGTCAATGCGATGGTGAAGGGACTAGACCACGACGATCCTGACGTGGCGCTTCGGGCGGCGAAGTTGCAACTCCAAGCCACCGGGCGCCTCGAGCCCTCCGACGAGGGGAAGAAAACCGCCGAGGATGTCGTGCAAGCTATCCTCCTGGGAGTCCAAGTCAATGTTCACCAGGCGCCCAAGTAGAGCGAGCTGGATGCTAGCAGTGTGCCTGCTCGGCGTGGGGACGGTGATAGTACTCTGGCCTCCAGTGCTTGGTGTGCTGGTCTGGGCTGTTGCACTTCTAGTGCTACTGGACTGAATCGTGCCCTGGACAGCGAAGGACGCGCACAAGCACACGAAGAAAGCGAGTAGTCCGCGCGCACGCGCATTGTGGGCGAAGGTCGCTAACAAATCTCTCTCCAGCGGCGGCAGTGAAGCTAGCGCTATCCGTCGAGCGAACGCCGTCGTAGCTCGGCTCAAACGAGGTAAAGGAGGTTAGTATGACACAGGCAGTGCACTCAAGTCCCCCTCGTCGGCTAAACTTCCAAGCCGCGACGGACGCAGCTGTCACAGTCCCTGCAGCGGGGAATACTACTCTGCTGGAGATGGATATCTCCCAGGTAGCGCGGGTCGCGGCGGAGATCAAGAACACCGGAGCGAACGCCTTCGACGCTTTCATCGTCAGCGGGAAAGTGGCCCCCGATGGTGACTGGCTCACCCTGCTGAGCGCGGCGGCCGACTTTACCAGCCCCGCAGGGATAGTCGTCGATGCCAGCGGCGACCTCACCACACTCGCTGGTGGTGGAACAGGCTGGCTCATCCTCGACGTGCTCGGCTTCAATAAGCTGCGCATCCAGGCAAGCGGAGCTACGGGCGGTACGTCGGCTACTGTGAAAGCAGGAGGTGCGTGATGGCCGCGTTCAACAAGATTCAGGACTTCGTCGAGCAGCTGGGGCTCGCGGTTCACAACCTCAACACGCACACGCTGAAGGTCGCGCTGGTACGAGCGACTGATCCCATCGTAGCGACCGATACGGTACTCACCGACATCACCCAGCCGACAGGCACTGGCTACACCGCGGGCGGCATCGACACGCAGAACACATGGGCCGAGAGCGGCGGTACGGGAACGCTGACCGGCACGAAAGCTGTGTGGACTGCGGGAGCCGCGGACTGGCAGAGCTTTCAGTACGTCGCGCTACACAACGATGACGCCAGCGATCGACTGATCGGCTGGTGGGACTACGGTTCGCCGCTCACTCTGGGCAACGGGGAGACTTTCTCGGTCAAGTTCAACAACAGCGATACGACAGGCACGATCCTGACCATCGCGTAAGGAGACAAACGTGGATCTCAAGGAAATGACGGAAGAGCAACTCGACGCTGCGTTCAACGAAACGCAGGCGGTCATCGGGAACGCTCAAGCGGCGCAGACGGCCATCGATAAGGAGCGTCGGCGGCGGCGTGCGGCAACGATGATCGAGGCGAAGCGGCGTGAGCTCGCCGCACTCGAAGCCGACCTGGGAGAGCCCGCATGACTCCCGGTGATCATCGCAAGCCGTGTTGCAAGCCCGAGGCGGGCAACCTCGGCCCCGTGGAGAAGTACAACGGGCGAGACGATCTGACGTTCCAACGCTGTGGAGTGTGTGGCTGTCGGCACTTCGAGGCGGCGGTCGATCCGCTACGGCTCAACATGCGGGGCGCACAAGTTGGCGCGCAACGGGCCTGAGTCGCTCATCCGCGAGCAGATCAAGGTCAAGCGCGACGGCTTGGCCGAGAAGATCGCTCGCGTGCAGGGACGTGAGGAGTTCACCCCTGACATCCTCTACAAGTACGAGGCGGTGGTCGCTCTGTGTGATCGCGCGCTCGCTGTGCCGGAAGGCAGACTGGTGGAGGTGCTCACAACGCTCGCTGTGGAGTGCCGCGAGAAACTGGACGACCCGCGGCAGGAGTTCAACGAGGTGAAGGAGGAGCGCAAGCGGGTGGCGCTCACCTTGTTCGCCGACTACTGCCGCCGCTGGATCGCGCGGGTGGAGCCGAGTCGTGGCTGACGTCACACTAGATGCAGCGATAGACAACGAGACCGCGCGCGCTCGGCGCACGATCGTCTTCGTCAGCGCGGACGTTGGCTATTGTTTCTTCAACGACTCGGACAGTGACTTTTTCTACACGAAGACCGAGGACGGTGGCCAGTCGTGGGAAACTCCGGTTGAGATCGACACGGACACCACGATCTCCTGCGTCGCTTTCGATGTTTGGTACGATCAGTGGACGCCCGGCAATTCCGGGAGCCTCATCCACATCGTCTGGGTCGAAACAGGGGACGATGATCCTCAGTATAGGAACCTGGACACCTCCGACGACTCGTTCGGCTCTCAGGTGACGATCGTGGCTGGAGGAAGTGCTGCCGGTGGCGTCGGCACACAACTGCAAGTGACAATAGCCATCGGCGGCAACCTGTACTTCGGTGGAAGCATAGACTCTGGAACGGAACGCTTCTTCTATCGTTCCACTAATGGCGGCACTAGTTGGGGGTCTCGTGCGGAGTTGATAGAAAGCTCGGGGGACACAGCTTTGATGTTCCCGGCAGCGAACACTGGCGACAACGAGGACATCGTAGCGTGTTACTACGATCTCAACGTCGATGAACTGACGCTCAAGTGGTACGACGACTCGGCGAACAGCTGGACTGAGTCTAGCCTTGTCCAATCTTTTAACCCCGATAACACGGACCTGCTCGGCCATGGGATGTACTCGGCAACTATTCGGCACAGCGACGGGCACATCCTCCTGACGGCGGTTACGGAAACAGACACGGCGACATCGGATCATGTGGTGTTCGATCTCAACCGCACATCGACGGCCTTCTCGATTTTAGAGAAGACGAAGATTACCGAGAACATCGACGACCACACGCACCCCGCGATCTTCATAGACCAATCGACGGACGACATCTATGTGGCTTACAACGGGGCGCGCGACGGATCGCAGAGTTGGCAGCTAACCACGAACGTGTACTACGTCAAGTCGACGGACGACGGCGACACTTGGAGTAGTGGTGACACTGCGTATCGAGAAGGATCAGCGGACAACATAGCGCAAGTGTGGGTGCCACCGATGGGGCCTCGGTTCTATGCTGTGTGGAGACGGGACAACAGCGTCCTGGAAGGCAACGCAGTCAACAGCATTGACCTGACCGCCACGGGAGCGTTTGCACTCGACTGCCAACCAGGCACTTTCATCGTGACAGGCGTTGCGGCGACTACAGCGGCGGGAAAGGTGTTCGACGCGCAGCCCGGCGACTTCGACATTACTGGAGTAGCAGCGGGAGTGGGACGCGGCATATCCATCGACGCTCAACCAGCGGCTTTCAACGTAGTGGGCTTCGCTGCCACAACGCTCATTGACCGAGCACTGAATGCTGAGCCTGGCTCGTTTGCGCTGACTGGAGTAGCTGCCACTATTGTAGCCGGCCGTGTTGTAGATGCACAGCCAGGCAGCTTCACCATCGTAGGATTTCAAGCTGATCTGGTCTACACACCAGTCAGCGGCGCCTTCGAGCTCAATGCGGAGCCTGGCTCCTTCACGCTGACTGGAGTCGACGCATCTCCAGTTGCAGGTAGAGTACTCGACTCTCAGCCAGGCGTGTTCACTCTCACAGGTTTCCTCGCCGCCGTGCTCGCGGATCGAACACTTGACGCGCAGCCTGGAGCTTTCACCCTAACGGGGGTTGACGCAGGCTTGATATCTGGTAGGATACTCGAGGCTGCGCCAGGAGTGTTTGCTGTCGTAGGAGTCGAAGCAGGCCTGTCACCACAGAGGGCGATTGTCGCTGAGCCGGGGGCGTTTGTAGTAGTCGGCTTCGCTGCAACGCTGGAAACGTCTGGAGCGCCGCTTGCAGTTCAGCGACGCCTGATCAGGCGGATGGCAGATCGAACGATGATTCTTGGACGAAAGGAGTGAGTCATGGACGGACGAGGGCGAGAACGGAACAGGGCAGATGCAGTGGCGGACTTCCGCGAGATGATGGCCGCGGCACTGGCCACATTGGATGGCGACTTCGACGACCGCATCAAGGAACTGCAGCAACTGCGGAGAGAGATCGCCGAACGACAGGGCGTCGCTCACACAGTCGAGCAGGCGCAGAAGCTGAAGCAAGAAGCCGATGCTGCGGCGGCGATGGTGAGAGAGGAAGCGCAGGGCGTGCTGACGAGTGCTCGCAACTTCGAGGCTCGCCTGCGTGAGACCGCGAGTCAGGTCGCTGCGAAGGATCGCAACGTGGCTGAGCGGGAGGCGAAGCTGGCAGGTGAATTCGCAGAGCTCGATAAGCTCAGCGCAGACTTCAAGGCCTACGAGCAGAAGACCTCCGAGAATCTGCGAGCGCGGGAGCTAACAGTGGAGGAACGCGAGCGCGCCGTGGCCAGGGCTCACACCGAGGTCGAGGAGATGAAGCGCAAGCTCACAGAGCGCCTGGAGCAGCTTCGCACGTTCTAACTCGTGTACCAAATTGGTACACAAGTGACCATGACACCAGAAGCTAGAGTCATCGAGACCCTCTTCCACGTCGTCGATAAGAGGACGCAGGAAGTCGTGCAGTTTGCGTTGAACGAAGCTCAGCGTCGTGTGGACGAAGCGTGGTCGCATCGTATGCTCATTCCGAAAGCGCGCCAGAGGGGTATCTCCACATACTTCCTGGCGCGCTCTGCTGTTCGCTGTATGGGCAGACCGAATACCAGCGCAGTCGTCATCTCGCATGAGTCGGAAGCGACTGAGCGTATGTTTGCTCGGGTTAAGTTCTTCCTCGACACGATGAAAGGGCCGAAGCCAGTCATCAAGAACAACTCCCGGCATGAGCTGACCTTCCCGAAGACCAACTCTACCTTCTGGATCGGTACGGCAGGAAGTCGGAAGTTCGGTCGTGGCGATACAGTCACCGACCTCCACTGCTCCGAGATAGCCTACTGGCCTGACGCTCGCTCCCTGATGGCTGGCTTGCTACAGGCAGTTCCGAAGACTGGCTGCGTATCGGTGGAGTCGACTGGGAATGGAATGGGGAACTGGTATCACAACGCCTGTATGAGGGCGGCGAAGGGACAGTCCAGCTTCGGCCTCGTGTTCCTGCCGTGGCACGAGGAGCCTCAGTACAGGCTGCAACTGGAGCCAGAAATCGCTGATGCCCTGATGTCCAACCTGCGCGAGGATATCGAGGAGCCAGAGCTAGTCCAAGCCTACGGCCTGGATGCTGGGCAACTGGCCTGGCGAAGGATGGTGTTGGAGGATGAACTCGAGGGCAGCCTGCGAGACTGGAAGCAGGAGTACCCGAGCTGCCTCGATGATTGCTTCCAGATGGCAGGTGGTGGTATCTTCACCAACATCCGCTATGTGGAGACATCACAGTGGAAGAGGCACGATCAGTGGATGCACGTACTGGAAGGACACCCGAAGCCTGGACACATGTACGTGCTGGGAGGTGACGTAGCGGCTGGAGTCGGCGCGGACTCGAGCGTGATGGAGATCTTCGACCTCATGGAGCAAGAGCAGGTCGGGGAGTGGGTGTCGAATAAGATCGAGCCAGATGTCTTCGGCGCGCGAGTTGTCGCCATGGCCAAACACTTCAACGAAGCATACATCTGCGTCGAGAGCAACAATCATGGGATACTGACCCTGGCCACCATCCGAGACTTGTCCTATCCCTCAATCAAAGTCTATAGGACTCCGCGAGCGAACTCTGGCCGCGGTAAGGATGATGTGAAGAAGGTAGTCGACCTCGGCCACCGCACGAGTGGCACTAGCAAGCCATTCGTGATTGGACTACTGCGGAAGACCCTCCGAGACGAATGGACTATTCACAGCCCAATCCTCAAGTCCGAGCTATCCTCCTTCATCGAGACCGAGACAGGAGACCTGGAGGCTGCAGAGGGCTGTAACGACGATACTGTAATCGCAGCTGCAATGGCCGCCTACGTCCGAACGAAGGCCACGCTGGCTCTGATGGAGCATACTCCTCTTCAACTCCCTCAGGGGGCATCACCACACTCGCTGGATTCGATGATCGAGGAGCTTACCTCCTCCCAGCCTGGCCTTCCCTTCCCTAAGAGCATGACGGACTACTGGCCTGGACTATGAGAGTTCTCATGCTCAGCAAGGAGGGAGACGGTTGCGGGATCGCCTGGCAGCTTGTGCGGGAGGGGCACTCAGTTGACTTGTGGATTAAGCGACCAGAGTATGAACACACACTTCGAGGGGTTGTGAATAGAATACCATCCTTCAGGCCGCATGTTGCCGATGCTGACTTGGTGCTATGCGACTTGGTGGGGTTCTCCGAGTACGCACCACTATTCAAGCGCCTGGGCAAGCCTGTACTTGGATGCAGCGATATAGCGGATATGTTGGAACTCGATCGCCGCCGTGGACTGGAGGTACTCCAGCGAGCTGGCGTCGCGCTGCCGACCACGCACTACTTCGACAGCCCTCGCAGCGCTGCTACATTGAAGTGGACTCACGAACCAGGCTACGTGGTGAAGCCCAGTAACAACCTCCACGTCAGCAAGACCTACATCTGTGAGCGTGAGGATATATACAAGTGGACACTGTCCACATATGACTCAAGTCAGGAGCTGATCGTCCAAGAGCTAGTCAACGGTATAGAGGTCTCCACTGAGGGTTGGTACAATGGGAGGGACTGGATAGGCCCCTTCAATCACACCTTCGAGGAAAAGCCTCTCGCCGCCGGAGGCTCAGGAGTGATGACTGGCTGCATGGGCAATGTAGTCGTACCAGTCGAACAGCCTGACAAGCTCGTGCGTGAGACAGTGATGCGACTGGAGCCTATGTTGAAGAAGATGTCCTACAAAGGGCCAATCGACATAAACTGCATTGTCACCGATGACAGTGCCTACGCCTTGGAGATAACGCCACGCTTCGGCTACGATGCCATCGAAGCGCTAATCCATGGCTTCAAGGAGCCCTTTGGCGGCTTCCTCTTCGATGTAGCAACGGGGATAGCGAAGACGATGCCCCTACGTGGCTTCGACCCTCTCATCTCTGTTCGAGTCGTGATGCCTCCCTACCCTGATCAGCGGCCCAGTAAGGATATGAGGGGTAGTCCAGTGTTGGGACTCGAAGGCCCTGGTGGATCAGTCTTCCCTTGCGACGTCTACAAGGATGGATCAAAGTACCACTACGCATCAAGTGACGGAGTGTTGGCGAAGGTAGCAGCGAACGGTCGGGATGTGAGAGAAGCGCGGCGACGAGTGTACGCTAGAGTTGACGACATCGTGGCGCTCGGCGCATACTACCGCAATGACATTGGCGCGAGAGTTGAATCCAACCTGAGCAAGCTCAAGCAACAGGGGTGGCTATCATGAGCAATGGATATCTGAATGGTCAGCCGGATGTTGAGTGGTGGATGACTCAAATCCGAAAGGGTATGGCCTGGAGGAAGAAGTACGCACTGGAAGCTCGGTGGCCTCAGTGGAGACAGTACTATCGTGGTCAGTGGCCACGTGGCACTCTCCCTGTGAACCTGTTCTTCAGGATGCTGCGGACAGTCGTCCCGCGCATCTACTTCCGCAACCCCTCCATCTCCGTCCAACCGTCTAAGCCTGGGCTTGAGCAGCAGATGTTTGCTCGCCTCATCGAGCGCATCGACAACAGGCTCATTCGCACGATGCGAGTGAAGAATCAAATCAAGCAGATCGTCCACAATGCTTGGATGTTCGGCACTGGAGTTGGGAAGCGTGGCTTCGCACAGGAGTATCATCCAACTCCCAACATACTAGGTGGTGGTAGTGGCCCAGTAGGGCAATCAGGCGGAGTCCTTGGGCGGACAGAGTATCACGCTACCATCCGAGACAACATGCCGTGGTTCCTGGAGAATCCGACTGGAGGCTTCATCGTCCCGTTCGGCAGTCGCAACTTCAACGAGTGCCGCTGGTATGCAAGCTGGTATAGGAGACCACTTGATGATCTACAAGAAGACCCACGCTTCAAGAACACTCAGCACCTCCGCGGTAGCCATCATTCTCAGTATCGGCCGGTGGGTTTGGAGGACACTAGCGAGGCTGCAGTCAACGAGGTGGACTTGGTGGAGGTGAGAGATACGAAGACGAAGAAGGCCTTCGTCCTCGCTCCCTACGGACAGTCAGATAAGAAGGTGCTGCAGTTCGGTGATGACACGATGCAAGTCAACGGTCGTACTCCCTTCTACACAGTCGTCTTCAATCCAGACGATGAGGTCTGCTGGGGTGTGCCAGACAGCCAGGTGCTGGAGCCGCAGCAGCTGGAGATGAACGAGATTCGCACGTTGGAGATGAAGCATCGTCGGCTGGCTATCATGAAGCTGCTCTACAAGCGGAAGGCTCTCGATGAAGCCTCGCTGGATAAGATACTGAACGGGGAGGTTCTCGCCGCCGTACCAGTCGATGGTGAGCTATCTGACATAGACACCATACAGGTCGCTGACATTCCCCGCGCTCTGATGCTGGCTGGGCAGGAGGTGCTGAATGATGTTCGAGAGAACATGGGCTTCTCCAGGAACCAGTTCGGAAACTACGCTGAGGGCAGCGCTGACAGAACGGCCACGGAGTCGAAGATCATCGAGATGGCATCGGAGATCAGGATCGACGAGCGCCGGGATGCGATCGCTGATCTGCTAGTGGATGTCTTCGAGGATATGCACGTAGATATCTTCGATCGCTGGCAGGGAGATATTGTGGAGCAGGTCCTCGGCCCTGACGGTATCCCGCTGTGGGTAGCCTTCAAGCCCGCGATGCTCAAGGCTGCTCAGTACGAGCTGCAGATCGACCCGGACAGCGCAGTACCGGAGACTCGTGAGGTCAGAATGAACAAGGCCCTCGTGACCTACGAGCGGCTCAAGACCAACCCTCTCATCGACCCCGAACTCCTCACGAGCTACCTCCTCCACTCTCTCCATGGAGTACAGTTCGACAACATGCTCCGAACGTTGCAACAGTTGCGCTCGAGCGGGGCTGCCGGTGGTACACCTGAAAATCCGCTCACCGCAGATCAGTACATGCAAAGGCTCGCTGCTCCGCGAAGTGGGCAACAAGGGGCTTGACACGCTTGATTTCGGAGGCCACAATTGCCGATATATGATACACAGTGTTCCAAATGCGGGGCGGTTGAGCGTGATGTCGTTCATCCCTCCAATGACCCATCTCCTCCTTGTACCAGGTGTGGAGGGGAAACCGATCATCTGTGGGATCGTGGAGCTCCCCGCAGCAAGATATTCCACAAAGGGTGGTACGAGCATCTCTCGCATGATCCACTCTACTTTGATGATCGAGGGAAGCTGCGGGAATACTGCAAGCGGAATGACCTCGTGATGGATCAATTGGAGAGCTGACATGAGCAAGCTTGAAGCACGCCTGGAGCGAGAAGACCCTACCATCATCGTGAAGCTGACTCCGAATGGTATGGAGGTTCGCTTGCTCGGCTGGCAGCACAACGCTCCAGTTTCTCAACTTGCTGGCCTGGAAATCCAGGTGCAGCGGGCGATTCACCAGTGGCGAGCGAGATTCCTGCAACGAGAGTCCACGTTCGGCACACCAAGCACGCGAGAGCGTGAAGTCAACGAAGCTAGGAGTCAACAATGAGCCTGTTCATGCAGAAGTACCCTCTGATGGAAGGTGAAGGCGGCGGTGAAGGTGGAGACGGTGGAGGTGGAGGAGGGGGAGACGGCGGCAAGGGCGGAGATAAGGGCCCCGATCACTCCGAGACACTGCTCCGCGGTCTGGCCGTGGTCGCCCAAGGCATGACCAAGCTGCAGGAGTCGAATGAATCCCTGCTCACGCTCCTCAAGGAGCAAGCCGAGCGCGGTGGCAAGGGTGACGATGGCGAAGACGGCGGTGGCAGAAAAGGTGGGAATGGCTCCACTGGCCTCTTCGAAGGAGTGGACATGGAGCAACTCGATCGGCAGCAATTCGCTGCGCTCATGCTGAGCAAGTTCGAGGAGCGGCTCTCGCATCACCTGAAGGACACGCTCAAGCCCTTCGAGGAGAAGATCAGCCAGGTCAGCACTCGCGTCGAGGAGGACATGGCGAACCGTGAAGTGAACGGGATCGCGAGCAGCAAGAAGGACTTCTACGAGTGGCGGACGGAAATCGGGCAGCTGGTGAAGGATACGCCCAACCTGTCCGTCGCACGAGCCTACACGATCGCTCGCTCCGAGAATCCGGAGAAGGCGAAGAAGATGGATGAGAAGTATGCCGAGAAGAAGGAGTCGACGACCCAGGGTTTCGTGGGTCTCTCTCCTACCGGCGGTGGTGGCCGCGGCGAAGGCGCGGGGAAGTTGAAGTTCAACGAGGCAGCGGAGAAGGCGTATGCTGATGTTCTCTCCGAACTTGGCGGAGTCAGCCTCGATCAGCTTCCTGTCGTTGGTGGCAGGCACTGATTTCCTCAACCTGAGCAAGGAGAAAGAACATGGCTGTCCCAACCCTCACCGAGGTACTGGACAACTTCTACACGTCCACATGGCAGCACATGAAGAGCGATGTCGCCGATCAGTACTTCGACGCGACTCCCTTCTGGTGGTGGCTGAAGGAGCATGGCAAGATTGAGCCTATCCGCGGCGGTCGCTTCGTAACCGAGCCCCTGCAGTTCGACAAGTCGGATGGAGTGCAGTGGGTCGGCAGAGGCGGAACCGTGAAGCTCAACGACTTCCAGTTCCTCTCGCTCGCCAAGTTTGACTGGCGCTATCTCGTCGGCACGATCGTTCGCTACGGCGTGGACGATCAGCAGAACTCCGGCAAGATGGAGATCATCAACCTCGCCAACGCGAAGATGGAGAACGTCAAGAACTCCCTCATCACGGAAGGTGAGACGCGCCTATTCGGCAATACCGGAGCGATCGTCGCCGGCACGACTACCGAGGACGCCCAAGCCTTCGACGGTCTGCAGCACCTCGTCGCCGACGACCCCACTGCCAGCGTCGAAGTCGGCGGCTTCAACCAGTCAACCAATACCTGGTGGCGCAACAAAGCGCGCAACATGACCGGCAAGTCATTCGCCACGTTCGGCCTGAGCAACATGCGCACGCTGCTGAACGACACGAGCAACAACCTGCGTCAGGACAGCCCGGACATCATCGTCTCGGGCCAGACGCCCTACGAGTTCTACGAGGACACCGTGCTCCCCGTCTACCGAGTCACGAACCGGAAGATGGCCGACATGGGCTTCGAGAACATCCAGTTCAAGGGCCGTCCGATGGTCTGGAGTCCGAGCTGCGCCAACACTCGCATGTACTTCCTGAACACCCGGTTCATCAAGTACTTCTACGATCCGGCACTGTTCTTCGACATGACCGAGTGGAAGCCCATCCCAAGCCAGGTCAACGACCGCGTCGCTCACATCGTCACCGCCTGCGGCTTCAAGGTCAGCCGGCGCCGGTGCCAGGGCGTACTGCACACCATCGACACGCAGTAAGCACAGTTCGACATAACCTTCAAGGAGATCGAACATGCCTTCCGGAATCAAGCAAGCCTTTGCCTCACGCCTCACCGATGTGGATAGCGTAGCGCGCGAACAGCTCGGCGCCATCCGCTTCGAGGGGAACAAGGTCTACAAGTACGTCGAGTTCAAGAATGCCACCGCTACGGTAGCGGCAGGAGCGGGCTCGCTGGTTGCCTACTTCGCCGCCACCGGCTACGCCAACAACAGGGTGGTGGCCGACAACACTGACGCAGACGCCGCAGTCTCGTGCGCTGGAGCTACTCTGGCAACGATCACTGGAACACTCGGTGTGTCGTACTACTGCTGGATTCAGATCAAGGGTCACATCACCCTGGATACAGCAGTGGGCTCCGGCGCAGCTGGCTCGCCATTCTACCTCACCTCGACCGACAAGACCGCGGCCATCATGAGCGCGGTGACGCAGCAGAAGGCCGGCGTGAGCATGAACGCGACGACTGGCGTCGTGCTCGACTGCCCGTTCTGAGGAGGTGACACATGGCAGCCTACGCAGCCAGTGCCGTCGTCTCAGACGTCGCAGCCCAGGTGCTCGCCGGCACTCCCCTGCGCATCCTGCGGGGGAGGCTCAACATCACGAACTACAACCAGACGCTCGCTGAGATCACCGCGATCACGAAGTACTTTCGTACTACTCCCACGGTGATCCTCGGCGGAGTCTTCGAGGGAGGGAACCACGTCGGTCAGTGGGTTCCCGCCTCGAAGTCGGTGAAGGCGTGGGTCACTACCACCGGCGCCCAAGTCGCCAGCGACGTGGACATCGGAGAGGTGGACTTCATCGCTATCGGGGTGGCGCCGTGAGCAAGCGCGGAGGGAAGCGACCCAAGCCGCGCTACTGATGTACCAATTTGGTACACAAGGTAGATCATGGGCACCTTGACATTCACAGAGCTACAGGACGAAGTCCGAGCCGGGCTGGGGGGTCGTACTGACCTCAACGCTCGGCTCGGGCGCTTCCTCAACCTGGCACAGCAACGCCTAGCCAGGATGCACGACTTCGACGAGATGGAAACCATCTCGACTACGACCATCAACAACACTGGAAGTGACGACGACAGGTATATCTCCCTACCAAATCTGCGAGAGGTGTACTCTATCGTGGTGATAGACGAATCCCGTAGCAGAAAGTTGAAGCAGATAAGTCCTCGCAGATGGGATAGGATGCTCCCGCTGCCGCAGTACCACTCCAGGGACATACCGTCGATCTACACCGTATGGGGAAGTGTGGTGGAAGTATTCCAACTCCCCGAGAAGGAGTACTCGGTTAGGATGCGCTGGACGAAGTGGCCAACTGATCTCAGCGCAGGAAGTGCGACGAGCGAGTTCAATCAGAAGGACGAGCTGCTGATTGAGCTGGCGATCAGTTACGCATACAGGAGTCTCGGCAAACCGGATGAGTCCGCGAAGCATGAAGGAGTTGCGCGCAGACTGTTCAGTGAAGCCGAAGACATTGATCGGGAGAAGCCTGATCTTGACCAAGTTGGAGATGCGAGGACTGGCTCCGAAGTGCAGCCGCAGGACTACTGGCGTGATCCCTTTACGGATAGGACGCCGTGAGTACCAGTCATAACTGGCAGAAGAAGTCCTTTCCGTCTAAGCTCTGGTCGGAGTATCTCACTCATCTCCGCCTACCAGGGACGACCGGCAACTATGCCAGTACGCCAGATAGTACTGTAGCATCTGTAACAGGGGATATTGACATCAGAGCGAGAGTGGCGATGGATGACTGGTCGCCGACTACCGAGATGGCCTTCGTAAGTAAATGGCAGGATAATCCAGATCGAGGGTATCTATTCGTCGTAGATATCGGCGGCGCTCCACGCTTGTATGCCTCACCTGATGGTGACCTCTTCCCAAGCGTGTCGACTGACGTTCCGGGCTTCGAGGATGGCTCAGCACACTGGATTCGAGTTACGCGTCGTGTGTCGGATGGACTCACTCAGTTCTTCACGTCTGATGGTGGAGAGGTATGGGCTCAGCTGGGGACTGATAAGATACTCAACGCTGGTGGTGGCATCTTCGACACCGAATCTCGTTTGATGGTAGGAGCCAGGAATGTCGGCACCTACAACATGATCGCAGGCAAGATTTTCTACGCTGATGTTCGTAAGGGCATTGATGGCCCAATCGTTGCGAAGTTCGACCCAGGCCGTTTCCTACCTGGAGAACTAACGGCTGAGATGGCCACAGGCGAGGTGTGGACGATTCATCAGTCAGGCTCTCCTACGTCTAGGATAGTCTTTCCCAGAGAGTTCGCCCAGGAGATATAGAGTGAGCGACGAGAACGGAGACGTGAAGATCATCACCAAGTGGTTCACCATCACTGGGAAGAAGATGGCGGAGCTCATTACTGTGCTCAGCTTAGTCGTGCTGGCCGTGCTGACCTATGTAGTATGGGAGCTGAAGACAGAGGTAGCCATTCAGAGCGATCAGCACAACGCTGGGATGAAGATAGTAGCAGCTGCCATCAGCGATAGCGCTGTGTCTCAGCGGGAGTTCATGTGCATCATCTCGAGGGAGCAGGAAGATCGCCGCCGCGCTCTGGAGACAGGAGAGTGCCGCCGCGCCGCAAGACTAGGTACTAGACAACCGTAGGAGGCCTCATGCCAATTCCAGCCATCTTCGCCGCTCTCGCTAAGGCCGGACTCGGCCTGCTCGGGAACGCCGTCCTCGCCAAAGGTAAGCAAGTCATCGAGGACAAGATTGGAGTGAAGATTCCCGACGACCCAGCCGAGCTGCAGAATCCCGCTGTGGTGAAGGAGCTACAGCAGGCTCAGTTCGCGCACGAGGAGTTTCTGATCAACGCCGCCATCAAGGAGAAGGAGTTGGAGCTGGCGGCAGAGGAGAAGCAGGAAGGAGAGCGTACGAAGCGCTGGTTGGGGGATATGCAGAGTGATTCGTGGCTGTCGAAGAACGTGCGCCCGATTACACTGGTCTATTGGACAGTGGCTCTCACTCTGCTCATCATTCTCGACTCAGCGCTGGATGTGTTCAAGGTTGATCCGCTGTGGATCGACCTCATCAAGATTTCCTACCTCACAATTCTCGGTGCATACTTCGTGATCCGAGGACTGGAAAAGGGAACCTCGATGGTGACGAAAGTGATGGAGAAGCGCAATGTCTCTCGCCGCTGAGCAGGCTGCCTTCCTGCTGGACTTCTGCAAGCTGGTGCAGTTTGCCACTGAGCGTGGCTTCACTGTTACTCCTGGTGAGCTGCAGCGTCCAGTGGAGATGCAGAAGATCTATGTGCAGACTGGTCGCAGCCAGACCATGGACAGTAGGCACGTACGCAAGCTGGCCGGCGACCTCAACTTCATCAAGGGCGGCAGGCTCGTCTACGACTACGACGAGCTGGAGCCAATCGGCCGCTACTGGGAGAGCCTCAGTCCGAAGAACCGCTGGGGCGGGAACTTTGACAGGGACTGGGATCCTAATACAGGTTGGAAGGATCTGCCTCACTTTGAGAGGGTCGCATGACTTCATTCACTGATACCTGGAACGCTGGCTTCGAGGCCCTGCCGCCGGATACTGTCGAGGCTGCGAGTCAGGGTGCGCTCAGGATTCGACGGCATAAGCTAGCCGTACGCGAGCGGCTGGCTGTATGCCACTCCTGGGCTGGTGATGCTCATGATGGGAAGCTGCTTGTGGGACGCTTCCGGCCCAGTGGAGGCGATCCTACACTGGAGACGGGGGACGGCGGGTTCTACACTAAGGTGGTCAGCAGCGTCAATGAGTTGTTCTACAAGGACGATGCTGGAACAGTGCAACAGCTCACGCGCGCTGGCCGACTGATTCCATTCGCTGATCCTACCGACCCGACTAAGCGCGTCAAGTTCGATCTCAGTGGGTTGACGACTGGAGTCGAGCGAGAGTTGAAGGTCCCCGACTACAACATCACCCTCGGGAATTGGTCAACAGGTGATGTGAAGCTGACGCTGAAGACTACAGCCGATACTGGCTGGGTGATGATGAACGACGGCTCGATTGGAAGCGCAGCCAGTGGAGCGACCACTCGAGCAAACGCCGACACGGAGGCGTTGTACACGCTGATCTGGAACAACATCAGTGATACGTGGGCACCAGTGGCAGGCGGTCGTGGTGGGAGTGCGGCGAGTGACTTCGCTGCTGACAAAGCACTCACACTGCCACGCACGCTCGGTCGCGCGCTCGCAGTCAGTGGCAGTGGAGCCAGTCTCACAGCTAGAGCGCTTGGTGAGTTCCTGGGTGTGGAGACTCATCAGCTCACGGAGGCTCAGACACCTGTCAAGAGTCACGCGCACGGTGCTGGGTCGTTGACCGGAACGGAGTCGCCAGCTGTATCAGTCGGTAACGCTGGAGGCATAGCAAATAACATCACTGGTGGTGGTAACATTGGAACCACTAACCTGACCATCTCTATCAGCGGCAGTACCGCAGCTGCCTCAGATGCTACTGCCAGCGCTCACCCCAACATGCAGCCTTCGTCCTTCCTCAACGTGATGGTGAAGCTGTAATGCCACGAGTTTCTCCAGTCGCTCCTTCTATTGCGATCAACCTGGATCGCATTAAGGATCATGAGCTGAGAGCGCAGATAGATGGCATCTTTCGGCAGCTCACTCATATCCTCTCAGGTATTCGCCGCGACGTGGCACTGGTCGATCACCAGTACGTCAGCCAGAACGCGCAGCCGACTCCGGAGGAAGGAGAGCTGCTCGTGTGGAAGGATGCTGATGCAGGAGCTGGGCAGCCAGAGGCCTATCTCGTGACGAAGCAGAATGGCGTGGTCTACACTTTCGCATCCGTGGAGACTGTGTGACGTACGAACTCAAAGTCGAGGGCGATAAAGAAGAGTGGCAGAAGACCTCTATAGCCAGCCTGATAGGCGGCTTGAATGTACTTGAGCGCTCTGATCAGATTGATCCCAGCGAGTCTGTCACCTGCAGGAATGTAATCCTGAAGAGTGGGAAGGTCTACCAGGATACGGGCTATACCACCTTCGGCGATGCTGTAGTAGGAACGCCACAGGCGGACTACCAGTTCTTCAAGAAGAATGGCACGAGTGAGTTGATGCTCGTGACTACTGCGACTGTATATCGCTTCTCAGAGACAGTTGATCAGTGGCAGTACGTTAAGGGAACGGCTGGGACGACTACTACTGCGCAGGCGAACGCTGGTGCGACCTCAGTTACAGTGAACAGCATCGTCGGTTTCTCCGACAATGACAGGATCGGGATCACACTTGACGATGGGTCTCAGCATAAGACCGCAGTGAATGGAGCGCCAGCAGGTAGCACCATCACCTTTGACGATGCGATCCCTGCTGGACGCAACGCTCCGAATGGTACGGCAGTTGTGCGAGCAGTCGTACTCACAGGCGACTTGGATCGCACAGTCATCATGGACACTGTAGCCAGTCATGACTGGTTCGTGTTCACGAATGGAGTGGATATTGTCAAGCGGTATGACGGCATGGACTGTGTGGATGTGCCGAACCTGCCGTCAAGTGGCAATACTATCTGTCAAGCTCTACGAGTGTACAATAAGGCGCTCTTCCTGCTGAACACAACTGAGGGTGGAACAGCACACCCACAGAGAGCTCGTCGAAGTGACATTGGTGATCCGACAAACTGGACTACTGGCACAGCCGGCTTTGATGATCTATTCGATGACTCCGATCACATCAAAGCGGGAGAGATACTTGGGCCGTATCTGATCGTGTACCGCGATCGGTCAATCGAACGCGGCCAGTTCATCGGCTCAGGTGGAATCAACTACCACTTCGAGTCGATGATTAAGGGGGAGGGAGTTCCTTCGTCGCAGTGCATTGTGGACATGGGGGACTACCATACGTTCATAGGGCACTCGAACATCTACGACTACCGCGGCACCTTCGATATTGAGCCGCTAGCGGATGATGTTCACTCGAAGTTCTTTGGGCCTGAGGCAGACGTCAATCCTATCGCGAGGAAGCGAATCTTTGCCTTCTTTGTTGAAGAGTTGAATGAGCGCTGGTTCTTCTTCCCAAGCACCAACTCGGAGAACTGTGACATCCTGCTGAGGAATAACATCAGCGAAGAGAACTTCGCGGAGCGGCGGTTTGCTCATGCTTTCGTCGGCTACGGATTCTATACGAAGCAAGAGACGGATGACTGGGCATCGCTAGTAGGAGATTGGGCTGCTCAGACCTGGGTCTGGGGTACGGCGGCACTCAGTGCAGATGCTCCAACGACACATCTGTGTTCGGTTGGAACGCAGGTTTACGAGTACGATTACTTCCACACCACCGACGCTGGAGCAGCTATCAGCTATGTGCTGGAGACTAAGGACTTTCTCTTGCCGGAAGCGGTGTTCCGTTTCGACAGCATCGAGGGGTACTTGCGCGGCTCGAACGTTCTGATAGAATACAGCACGGATGGTGGAGAGAACTGGAACACGCTGGGAACTGTGAACAACACGCTGAATAGAAGGTTTGCTGAGTTCGTCCAGTTTGTAACGGATAGAGTTCGCTTTCGGTTTAGCGGCAGCGATACTCAATTCATGTTGAGTTTCTTCGAGTTCTACTGGCGCTGGGAAGCGCCGCGTTAGGAGACGGCCATGGCTGAAATCAGTTCTTACGGAGGTGGAAGAAGCTCAGGTTCGTTCGCCAGCAATCAGATGAACACTGGCGAGACGATGGTCAACCTGCTGTTCGGGACTGTCCCTGAAGCGCTGCTCAGGACTAGCGGGCTACTCACTCCTGAGCAAGAAGCGACGCTGAGGGCTCTCCTGTCGAGGCTCGGGACTGGAGAGGGAAGCGTTCCGTATGAAGGGGAGCTGGTGGCTCCCGCCAGCGACTTGGAAGGTCTGTCCCTGCAAGCACTCGAAGAGAGGATCATGCAGCAAGCGACTGGAGAGTCGCCACAGGCTTCCGCAGAGACTGCGCTGCGCGATCTGATCGAGCGTGGCGGAGGTCCAGTCGACTTCGAGGAATACTACCGCTCCAGCATCCGAGACCCGCTGGTGCAGGAGTTCCAGGAGAGGATCCTGCCGGAGCTGACGCGCCGCTACGGTAGCAGTGGAGCCTTTGGATCAGATCGCATGACAGCGGAGCAGCAGGCTGCAGAGCGGCTCACCAAGACCCTCGCCGGAGCGCGAGGAGAGCTCGCGTTTCGTACACAGGAGTCGGCTGCCGATCGTCTGCTGAAGGCCATCGGTGCTGCGCCAGGGCTCGAGGGCGGTGGCGCGGACACCCTGCTCAAGCTGATGCAAGGAGCAGCGCTGCCACGACAGCTGCAGCAAGCTCGACTCACTGCAGAGTACGGTGAGTTCCAGCGGCAGCAGGCGCAGAAGTCTCAGCGAATCCAGCAGATTCTCACTGCGCTTGGAGTGAAGACGAAGGAGAACATCCCGCAGAACATCCCCGGTACGAAAGGGATTTTCACCGAAGTACTCGGGATGGGTGGCGGAGGGGGATTCTTCTAAACTGGTGTACCAATTTGGTACATGAGGATACATCATGCCAGATCCACTAGTCAACGTCCCGAAGATCTCTCCTGAAACCGGAGAGCATCTTCTGAGCAGAGTCATGGACAGAGAAGCTCAGCGCCAGCAAAGGAAGACGGTGGTGAACTTCTTCGAGGCTATCCAAGCAGCTGGCAGCCGCGAGCGAGCTCTGGACGTGGTGAGGAATTACTCTACGGAGTTCCGTAATGAGAAGGACATCACCACTGCGTTCAGGGCGGTGGATGAGTTCTATCCCGAATCATCGAGGGAGGTGAAGCAGGTCACTGTGTACAACGCACAGGGACAGCCGACTACTACCTTCATGTCAGCGCAAGAGGCTGTGGGACTCACGCCGGAGGAGGTGGTGCGACGCTTCGGAGAGGGAGCATCGCTGACCAAGCCAGACATGGCGGACTTCTACAGTCAGCCAGATGAGAAGGGGGCTGTGCAAGTACTTGGTCGGTTCCCTGTCAGTCAGCGGCCCCAGGGTGCAGTCACGCTGCCTGAGCTGACCGCGGCCAGGCAATTCCGAGCGGAGGAGCGGGCGGATAAGCGCTTTGCGCTGAGCGAGGAGAAGTTCAGATCGTGGTTTGATCTGGCAGAGAAGCGCTGGATGGAGTCGCTGAAGAAGCTCGGCGGGACTGCAGAGGACAAGGATCGAACCTTCGCTCGGCAGATTCTCAACGATGCGACCAGACTCACGCTCACATCCCTTAATGGTCGAGTGCTGGCAGATGGCTCCTTCTTCCTGGGAGACGACAACAGAGTGGATATTTGGGAGAAGCGACTGCGCTACATCTCGAATGCGATGGAGTCGAATCCAGAGCTCTCTCCCAATCTCGCGCTGAAGCTGGCGAACGATGCGGCGAAGCTGTATCCGCTCAAGTCGACTGATCCGCTCGCACCGAAGGAAGAGCCACCGAAGCCTGCAGCGGAGAAGCCAGGGGGGCTCAGCCGAGCAGTGGATGCAGTCAGCAGAGCGGTTGGCTTGGGCGGAGAGAAGAAGCCAGCAGCGAAGCCTGGAGAGAAGAAACCCGCTGTCGAGCAAACGCCAGCGCAGCAGATCAAGCAGCGAGCGACAGAGATTACAGGTCGCGCTGATCTGACTGATGATCAGAAGAAAGCTGCGCTCGCCAAGCTGCGTGAGATCGCTCGCAAGAACAACGTCAAGGTGGATTTCTAATGCCACTCGATCTGTCGGATGAAGCGCTGGGGCTGCCGACTGCACCGGCGGCCAAGAAAGGGAACGGCCTCGATCTGAGCGACGAGGCTCTCGGCCTGCCGCCAGTCGAGACGAAGCAGCCTCGCAGTGGACTAGGCATCCTGCCAGGCCCGCTCGGTATCCTCCAGCAGAAGCTCGCGCCGGAGGTGCAGGAGGAGATGCGCGCTGCCTGGGAGGGACTGTGGAGTATGGGTAGTGCAGCCTACGGTGGGCTCAAGGGAGTGTTCAAGGGCGGAGTTGCAGCTACAGCTGGACTACCGTTCGGAGAGGTCTTCAGGGAAGAGTTCGACTCCACCGTAGAGAACGCAGCGGAGATATACAAGCCGCTGTCGCCCGAAGGTCCTACGCTCACGCATAAGCTGGGGGATATGCTCACTCGAGCTGTGCAGTCGAGCGGAGACTTCGTGATGGAGAAGGGACTGCCGCTTCCGGGGCCGCTAGGTATACTACAGCAGCGGGGAATGGTGAAAGGCCCTGGAGCAGGATCACCGGCCGCGGCAGCTGGGACGCAAGCCCTCGTCACCCTGGCAATGCTGGCAGCTCCGCTCGGTCGCAGGCAAGCGAAGGCTGGAGTGCCTCATCTCCCAACGTGGGAGGAGTTTGCAGGGAAGTATCCCGAGGCGGCGAAGGCGATCGACGCTAGCTCCCTCGGTGCTGTTCGCTGGCAGGAGGTTCGTGGCGCTAGCATCGCTGACATTGTAGGGAAGCAGATGGATGCAGAGCTCGGACTCAAAGGTGAGGCGGCGAAGCTACCCTTTGAGACAAAGGCTGCAATGGTGTTCGACAAGGTAGCGCCGAACGTCCCGCTGGGCGAGAAGCTGCAAGCTGTGCGAGCATTGAAGAGGAAGATCACTGAGCTCGACGCGGCGAGAGTTTCGTTCTCCCAGCAGCGTGGACTGCCGGCTCCCTCGGCACTCGAGGGCCCTATCACCGTGACGAAAGATGGCGTAGCGCTGACAGCGGAGCAAGCGCGTGCGCTAGAGCAAGAGTGGAGGACGAAGACTCCTTCACAGCGCGCAGACGAGTTGGGCATCAGTGTCGTCGGGCAGCTGAAGAAGCAAGCGAACAACGTGCTGAAGCATGAGCCAGGCTCTCCAGAGTACAACATGGAGATGTCTGCGATGGAGCGCATGTGGAAGCAAGCGTTTCCAGATGAGTACCTTGGGAAGCGGAGCGAAGCCCTGGACGCATTCATCAACTTCCGCGGCGACATGAGCTATCCACAGATACTTGAGAAGCTCGGCCCGGCGCGCTCCGAGGTGAAGGCAAGAGCGCGAGCGTGGAGGAAGATGGAGGAGGGAGCCATCGACATCGAGGGGATGGAGTATCTCCTCAACTCGTTCCGCGATCTGCCCAATCAGCCAGTTCTCAAGCGCGCTACCATTGTCGGTCAGCTGAACAGGCAGGGAGTCCCGGAGGCGGAGAAGCAGGCCGTGCTGCGCGCACTCCGTGACAAGGATACGATCACGCAGAAGGAGCTAGTCGGGAATGTAGCGATGGATATACTGCCGCTCAAGCCGGAGAAGATCGAGCTGCAGCCGTGGGACATCTTGGATGATGCGCCAGCGGAGTTTAAGATAGGGATTCGTCCTGGCACTGCAACCATCCGCGTCTGGGAAGGGCCAGTCAAGCACGGCATCGAGACGAATCATCCAGAGATCTACGGCGACAGCGGGATCGCGCATACGCGCTTCTTCGATCGCGCTGGGACGAGGAGCATCGCCGAGATTCAGAGTGACCTGATGCAGGGTGGGCTGAGTGCTCCTCAGCCACCGCGAGCCATCATGGATGCGATGGGTACAGTGGCTATGGGCCTGGAGCGTGGAGACTTCACTGTTCGTGATGTCGCTACGCAGGGAGGCTTCTTCCAGACGGTTAGAGAACAGTTGTATCTCAGCGAGACGAGAACACTGGACTATAAGCCAGATGCGCTAGTTGTAATGATCGACCGCAAGATCAAAGCGCTGGAGAAGGAAGTACCAACTGACACTGCAATCCGCCAGCGCATCCAGCCACTCGAGAAACGCTGGTATGAGCGCATCATCATGGAGGAGAACAGGCTCGCAGCGCAGGAGGGAGTGATGAGGATGCGTGTGCCTACGCCTGAGACAGTGGCGAAGGTGGAGTTTTTCCCTACCAACCGTGTTCAAGGAGAGCATAAGCTTAGCACACCTATAGTCGATCCAGAAAGCGGAAAGACTATAGTTAGAGCTCTTGTCACTGACTATGGGTCTGTCCTACCTCTATTGGAAGATGGTAGCACTCTAGTCTCTGGCGGCAGGCCCAGGCTAGTAGCAGAAATAGATAAACAAATCCCTCGACAAGTTGCGCCCGCTCACCAAACCATCCTCGACTTCTACAAGCGCGACGTGGCCGCCTTCGCTCGCGCTCGCTACGATGCCAAGGTAGTCGCGGACGAGTTCAACAACACCTGGCTCGAGTGGTCAGTCAAGCCTGAGGATGCGACGAAGAAGATCCCTGCCTTCGGAGGTCGGCAGCGTGGCGCTATCGACATCCCCGACTGGGAGGCCGTACAGAAAATGCGCCAGGCTGGAGCGACCGCAGCTCAACGCACAGCCGAGCGTGGGTGGGGAGTGCCGACTCCGGCCGACGATCAGCTCTACCAGAAGACTCAGAAGGCCTTCGAGGATAGTCGAGCGGCTGAGGTGGAGGGGCATAAGATCACTCTGGCCGGAGCGCTCAAGCGGCTGCGCCAGGAGACCGTGGCGCACGACTACGACTTGCGCGTCGAACTCGAGCGCGCTGGCCCCTACGGAGACAAAGCAGTCCAGCGACTAGCTCTGCAGAACGGAGCGACGATGGCGGCGAAGTCTCGCATGGACGCTATCAACGAGAACGTGTTCTCGAACCTCACTAGCGCCGAGAAGCGAAGCGTGGACGAGCTGATGAGGCTGCGTCGCATCATCGAGATTGACTCGTATAAAGGAGTAGGGAAGCACAAGCATCCGGAGGGAATTACTGGGCCGGAAGCTGAGGCCGTCGCGCTTCGGATGAAGAGAGAGCTGGGGGATGAACAGTTCGCTAAGATCTATGATGCGACGAATAGGGTCATGGCGGAGTACAAGGGCATCCTCAATCGCCGCTTGGAGAATGGACTGCTCAGTGAGGACAGCTACCTAAAGCTGATCCACTTCGACTACAGCCCTACGGAGTTCATCGACCTCATCGACCCGATGCAGACCTACACGGTGAAGGGGCAGAAGATCAGCGTGCGAACGAGCGGCGTCCCCTACCTCGAGCGTGGGAAGAAAGGCCGCGTGGTGATGGACAGCCAGCTCCTACTGGCCGAAGCGCTCGTCCGCTCCGAGAACGCGATCTTCAAGAACGATACGCTGAAAGCGCTGCACGAGTTGGCGAAGCAGGCTCCGGATAATCAAGTGGTGAGTCTGCCGAAAGCGAGTCTCATCGGCAAGGCTGGCACGGACAAAGCGTACATGAAGACTACGCCGAAGGGACAGGTGGCACTCGGCGTTCGCTTTGAGGGACGACAGGAGTTCGTCCTCATGCGAGACGACCTGGCGGAGCAGTTCGTGCGGCGGCCACAGATCATGTCTGAGTTCGTCAACACGATGGCGAGGATTGCGTCGGGCAGTGCGGTGGTCAAAGCGACTGCGACGACCTACAATCCTACGTTCATCGTAGCGGGCTTGCCGATGGACGTACTCCATACGTGGCTCGCTTCCAGCACATACAGCCGACACTTCCCGAAGTTCGTCGGACAGATGGGAGGTGACCTCATAGCCACGGCGAAGGATGCCTGGACAAAAGGGCCGGAGTATCAGCAAGCTCTGCGTGAGGGCTTGGGCTCTGCGTTCATGACTCACGAGGGCCGTGGCTTCACCGGCATCACGGAGAAGACAGTGAGCATAGCAGAGCGCCAGATGATGCCGCGCTTCGACAGGCTCAAGTCTGCACTGTCTTACATGAATGAAGCAGCGGACATTTGGGTGAGGATGGCGCACCGCCACAGGCTCATCAGTCAGGGATTGCCGAGCGAGCAAGCAACTGGAATTGCACGCAATAGGCTGGACTACTCCGCCGGCGGCGAGTTCACTCGCGCAGTCGACACGGTGATTCCCTATACGAACGTCGCAGTCCAGGCGCTAGCGAAGGTGGCGAAGCAAGCCAATCGCGACCCAGCAGACTTCGCCACGAAGCTGGCCTGGGCGGGAGGAACTATTGCTGCGTGGCAGATGGCGAACATGATTTCCAGTCCGGAGACATGGCAGCAGATACCAACGGACGTGAAGCTGCGCTACCTCCCAATTACCTTTGGCGATCAGTGGTACATCCTGGACGCTGATGGAAACAAGCGCTATGTGTATATGCCAGGAGTGCGCCTCGATGCAGTCGTCGAGCCCCTCTCGGCGACTCTCGTCGCAGGGTTGGAGAGTGCAGAGTTCGGCCGACCGCCAGACAGGATCATTACCGAGGCTCTGCAGAACACGAACCCTGTGTTCGAGTTTGCTGCGCCGCCGACTATCGAGGCGATCAAGACCTACATGTCGAACTACGACGCCTTCACAGGTCGGCCGATCAGCCCTCAGTTCGGTCAAGTCAAGCCGGAGGATGAGGGCACGACCTTCGGCCGCGGTCAGCCGCCAGCGCTACTCTCTCAGCATATCAGCGGAGCAACAGGGCTTTCGGCCCCGCGCTTGGACGCGGCAGCAAGGAAAGTGATGAACACAAACAACTTGTATCTCGCTCTGGCAGGCTGGGGATACAAGCAGGTCTTCGGCGAGGTAGACCCACGCACAATGAGTCAGTCGACGGAGGAAATGCTGCTGAGGAATCCAGCAGTGCGTCCGTTCGTTCGACTCACGAATCCGTCCACACGGTACTTGCGCGACATTGAGGAGCGGAGGATGGAGGAGGGTTCGCGGCGCAAGCAGATGACGGACAGCATAGATGACTTGCTCTTCCAGGTGAGGAAGGGGCAAGCGAACATCGAGCAGGTTCGCACCTACATCAACAATCAGCCAGCAGAGGAGAGGGAGTGGCTGTCGCAATATGCAGTGGTCGGGCACCGCGTTAAGGAGATCATGAACCGCTACGGTGCGAGTGAGGGGATACCGAATGAGAGCTGGTGGAGAGCGGTAGCGACACTCCCGCCGAGAGCTCGAGCGCAGGAGTTTTACGCACAGTGGCTTAGCGCAGACGCAGCGGACAGGCGACGGATGCAGGGGATTGCGCAGACCCTCCACAACGCAGGTGCAGGGTTCTGGAGTGAGAACTTCCAGCGCGAGCTAGCTAAGGAGCGGCAGCTCCTCGGAACGGAGCAACGCTAGCTTGCTATCCACGTAGCGATTGTTTTCCAAAACAGGAAGCGGCGACGTAGTACTGGGGCGCAGGCTACTACAGCCCCACGCTTGACTACGAAGCCAGCGCAGATGTTGTTGTAGGTAACGCGGTAGAGTCCATCACGCATATTGGTAGGAGGGCTCGAAGCTTCTTACGCATGCCTCACTCCGGGTTGCGAGAGACTTGGTTCCACGCGGCCCAGTATCTCTAGCTAAGGCCCTCCCGTGATTGAACAGTGGTGTACCAAATTGGTACATCACTTCTTGGGCTTCCACTTGTAGACCTTATCCCCACTCTTTAGCACAGTCACGTCCACCACGTTCATCTGGATCATCAGCTCTTCGATGGCCTTGAACTCCGCGGCGCCAACGTCCCTGTAGAATTTACTGAGGATGTCGGCGCGGCTCACAGCGGTCATGGACTGCACGTAGTCGAGAACCCGCTGAGCGTCGATGGCACCCTTAGCGCGGCCAAGCCCACCGAAGGTTCGATGCATCTTCAACTCCGCCGCCTTCAGTAACTTATTCGCCCGGTCGAAGTCCTGCAAACTCATCCTCATCGTGTCGCCTCGACTCGCACTCAGTACCATCATCAGTTTCCGAATGTGCGTAGCTCGGCGTTCAGCATAGTACGCGAAGCGAGGATCATCGACTGGATAGTCCCCTCGCTTCAGCGCAGCGTCGTACTCAGTGTACCATCGCACGTAGGCTTGCTCTCCACTCGGATCGAATTTGAACTCCCCAGCCAGCGTATTGATGCGAGCCAGGTCGGCCACAAGCGCCTCGCGTAGTCTCATCTGATGCGATGTCAGGACATGCTTGGGTGAGGTGAAACCTTTCTGCTCCTCGCAGATGTAGATGTTGCGACTGGTATAGCCGCCACCAATCGCTTCCTGTGGCAGGATAGACTGCAGCCAGTCCGGCGCTGTCGCTCCGCAGAAGTTGAAGCACACACCGTTGACGAAGTCTCGTCCTCGTCCGATAGTTTCGTATGTCCACTTATCTTTGCAGTCATACCAGTCAGTCAGGTTGGATAGGAACTTTAGATCATTCTGTCCGAGGAACACGCTGAGCTCTTCACTAAAGCCGGTGATGCTACAGTGCCACCTGATGCGCTTCATTGAGGGATCGTTGAAGGACTGAGCGTTGTCCTTCATCAGTTTGATCAGTGCCTCACGAGTGGTCGCTTCCGCTGCCATGACGACACCAGCTACTTCGCTCAGCAAGTCCTTCCCGATTCCCAAAGCTACACCCTTACGAGTGCGACCGGAGGGACCTACAAGGACGACATACATGTTGGGGTAGATAGTCTCAAAGCCCCAGTGGAAGTACACCTTTCGCTGGAGCGCGGCGGCAATCAGCGAGAGACCAATCCAAGTATGATATGAGGTAGGCGGCTCACTCCCTTTCGTGTATTCCAGATAACCGCTTATCCAGTCCGAGACCTGGCGTGGCACGCTGTTCCCCGTTGTCGTGACTGTTGTTAACGAATACCGAGGGCTTTTTTAACTGCACTGCGAAACTCTCGATCTGAGTGGCACTCTGGTATCTCCTGCATCCCCGTTGGATTCATCTTCGGGTCGAAGCCTCCCCAGTTCCAGCCTACCTTCGTATCAGTTGGGATGGTGAAGGAGCGACCGTTGTACTCCATTGTGGGGGAGATGTAGTCGTCGATAGCCTGGGAGATACGCCAGGCTTCAGGAGAGTTGAGTAGGCGCTTCGGAAACTGGTAGAGGACGGAGTCATGCGTTTGTGCGAGCAGGTCTACGTTCGCCTTCACGCTGATGCTCTCATCCTCGTAGCTGTCACACATTCCTTGATTGATGGAGTCCACTACCGTGGATTGAGGGATTGCGCTGTAAGCAGACTTCCACAGATCCTTCCCCCACTGGTCAAGAAAGCGGATGCGGCGGCCGAAGCAGTTGACCAACATCCTGTCGTTTCGAGACAACTGCTGCTTCACCCATTCATGGAATTGAGTGCGGATGCCGACGTAGACTCGGTGGTAAGCAGTGATGATCTGCTTAGCTTCGTTCTCCAGTATCTCATTCATGAGGGCGAACATACGGTACTCTTCATCGTAGTTCAAACCGTGGTTCGCTTTCTTCCCCGCTTGCCTCACACTCATAGTGCGCGGCATGAATGGATGCCATGGTTTCAAGCGTGGATTGCTCAACCTCAGCGCACGAATCTCCTCTTCGTCGTTCCTCATGCCGATGAGCTTGTGTTCCTCCCGGACGAGCGCGGCGACGGCTTCCTCTTTCGCTTCCTTTCTCAACTCGTAGGAAAGACGCTCGATGGTCATCATAGTGCCAGTGTACAAGTGAGGGTCGATGCCATTCTGGACTACGTGCAACATCCGAGCGTCACCGGACAAGTAGGCGACGACCACCCACTCCGCTTGCCGCTTATCCTTCTCGATGAAGAAGTAATCGTCGTCCGCTACGAGGAACTTCTTGAACGCCGGGTCGAGAGCTTGAAGGTTGCAGCCAGTGTCAAAGACAGTCTTGCCCGAGGAGAGGCGACCGAATTTAGTTCCTCGTGGATTGTAAGCTCCCCGAAGACGGTTGTCTGAGTCGAATTGGATTTCAAGGTAACTGCTGCGGAGTTTGTCGTATCCGCGTATCTGCTGGATAAGACTCGCTTCACGGAGTCCCTTACGCTGTGAAGTACCTCGCGCAATTCGTTGTAGTGCTCGATCGTCAGCGGTGACTGAGCCATCCCTCCCCTTGTACGGCGGAATCCCTTTCTCGACGTAGAAGTAGTTTTGGACTTGCTTAGGACTGTTCGGATTGATTTCATAGCCGACGATCTTGTAGAGCTCCTCGAGCGCTGTGTCCCTTGCCTTGGCGATGTCATTGCTGGTCTCCTGTAGAGCGGCCCGATCGACCTTGATCCCACGAGTCATCATGAACATCAGCGGCTCATACAGCCGGATGGTCATGTCGTAGGCAGGGCGGAAGCCCTCCTCGTTTAGGTCATTCCAGAAGGCGTTGCGACACTCGAAGGTGCAAGCTGCGTCGATGGCGTTGTAGACGTAGAGTTTGTCGTCAGGAGTTCTCACGCGTTCTCCTTAATGTTGTCGAAGCGCACCATGTTCTTCCAGTACGCTTGGTTGCCACAATAGAGTGAGCCCAGGAAGTCAAGCGACTTCAGCATCTCCGGGAACATCACGCTATGAGCAATCATTGTATCCTCGATCATGTCAGGAGTCAATGGCTCCACGATCACTCCGACCCGAGTCGCTAGAAAATGTATGTCGAAGATACCGTTTTGGAATACCTTGACTATCTTGCGATTCCCCAGCACACGAGCCATCCCCTTCCACAGAGCTACCTCCTCGGCCTCGTCGAAGACGTTGTGGTAGAAGGGGAACGACATGGCCTGTGTCGGCGAGTCCGCGAGGGCGATGGCTGAGACTTCATAGTTGACGACTTCAATATCAACCGAGAAGCGTGGGCAGGAGTTAAAGTAGTCGAGCCACTCAAGAGCATTTCTAATACCGCTCGGGAGGAGTATCTCGCGCTCAGGGCGGCGGAGCTCAGGAGTCGTCGCCTCTTCCTTGATCTTCCTGAGGTCGTTGGTCGTATAGTAGCGTTGGATGTAAGGGCTAATGCGATCACCGCTCTTCTTCTTAGGACCGCCACCGTAGAGTGAGGACGCTGGGTGAATGATGGGGATAGCCTTCGCACATGAGAGCTCAGGCCGCGTCTCCACCACGTAGCCACGTATCCGATTGATTCTCCACGGAGGAGCTTCGCCACAGATCGCAGCGAGAGCGGGGTTGCCAGCCGGAACCAGTATGTTTGCCTTCGTCCTGTTAAGTTCATCGATAAGCTCATTGACCCATACCCTCCCGGCTTCAGTGAATCGCATCGTGCGTTCGTCGAAGTACGGACTTATGTCATTGCCAGGCGGCTTCTCCTTGACTACGTTCGTGATGTAGATGTCGTGGCGAAGTATCCCGGCCGAGTGCAAGCACTGGTCGAGGACACCTCCGGCGGGGCCAACGAAGGGACGGCCGAGCTTCGCCTCGATTGTCCCAGGAGCCTCACCGATCAGTGCGATACGAGCGTTGAGGTCGCCCTCAGGCCCGACGAGCGTGCGCGCTGCTTGAGGGAAGAAGCTCATTTGTGCCCCTGGCACTGAACAT